CCTGGTAGTCCATGAAAATTTCAGAGTTATTTCTACATCCTGCATGGGTATCATTTAGTATGGCTATTCGCATGGTTTTTCATCCGACATAAATTCAGAAAGATCCGAGTCTGCATGGCGAGTTCTTTTCTTTTTCTGCTTAACTTCTTTAGAGTACTTTTTAATTGACCTATCGCTGTCCTTGACATAATCAATACGCTGCCGCAATTCATCAACAAACGCTTGGGTTTGCTGAGACGCTTGGTTGTTGTCAATTTCTTCTGCGACAAGCATTTCCATACCGCTCTCTGAAAGATACTTGAGCTTAATGTCTTGCTGCTTCTTCTCTTTCTCAATACGGCGTAAAAAGGCATACCACGCAATCTGAGTAAAGTATGCAAACGCATTAGGCTTACCTGTACGTGTCGCCACCTCTAGATTATAATTCTCAATAGCCTTGAGACAATTCTCTACAGCATCCATCACCATCTCTTCACGATATGTATAGCGAACAAAGTTGGCTTTGTGTGACAAGCCTTCAGAGATCTTCAGAAAGCATCTTGCAATATAGTCTGTCACCATTGGCTTAGGAGCGTCAATTTCTTTGGCGGCTCTGACGGTGGTGACGTAATCTACAACAGCTTGTGAGAATTGGGCGTTGTTGACGTAATGTGGCTTTTCTTTTGGCTTAAGCTTTACTGCAGGTGTTTCTGACATTCAATTTCTACCTAATAATTAACATGCACGTATTATACCACAAAAAAATAATTAATGCAACCACTTGACAGATATAGTTTAATATGGTATACTAGAGCATCGCTCGACAGGGAACAGAAGTATACTTTAATGTATAGTGCCTTCATCATCATCTAAAGAAGGAAAGCGAATAATATTAGTCTCAGATTGCTGTTCATCATGCACAACAGTTTTCTTTTTCAACACACTGTCCAGCGCGTTAGCAATCCTATTTAATCCTTCTAGCTTATCTTGGACATAAGCTTCCTTTCTTTCTCTTGCAACATGATGAGAATCAAGAACAGCTTGTTTGTATTGCTCTACCAGATATTCTGTAGGGCGATTTAATGATATGATATGATCCGAATTAATTATAATATAATCCTTGTCATCTTCTAGAAATTGAATCCAAGGTCTAAAAGCAAATGCTCTATCACCACCTTCATATTCAATATTGATTATAGTCATGGTGTTGCGAGCAATAATTTGATTATCATCCTCTTCTGGCCATTCCATAATTTCACAGACAATCTCACTGCCATTGGTTAGCTTCAATTGAGCGAGATCCAGATCATTCTTTTGAAAAATCATTATATAACTACCTCAGAGATTTTATGTTTAAATAGTTCTCTATTATATATCTTAACTCTTTCCGCACTGTGAAGCAAGGTAAAATTTGGTTTACCTGCTCTTAAGTCATCTGCAATGTCATAGAGTTTTGTCGTTCTGCCATCATCTGACAATCGTAGACCTCTACCAATGGACTGTAACACCCTGATTTGCGATTTGCTGGGAGATGCGAAAACAATATTGTGAATGTTTTTAATATTGATACCAGTAGAAAAGGTACCAAGACTAGCAATAACAATTGAATCAGTCTGAGTTTCAACGATGTTCCGAATCGCTTCACGGTCATTGGTCTTTGTTTCTCCTGACACGTAGAACAGTTTTCTTCCTTCACTTATTTTATCCTCTACTAAATCTCTAAGTACCTTTCCATGTTTGTCTACCAGATTGAATAGAACAAGTGTGTTTCCAGTAAGACTAAGAGCAAGATTGCTAATGAACCTATTACGCCCGGCATGCGAAACAATAAAGTCAATCTCTTCTTGATAGGTCGCGCCAATCAACTTCTCCCTGTTCTCTTTGCTATGTTTTATCAATATAATATCAATGTCTAAACTAGACAGTTGTTTCTTTTCTTGGAGTATAGCAGTAGTAGTCACATGATGCACAGGACCAAACAACCCTTCAAGCACAAGCTTATGAACTTGTGTGCCATCTAACGTACCTGTAGTGCCAAATCTATACTCGGCGTTATAGGCTTTGTTCATGATGGATGATAACGACTTTGATTTAAATCCATGGACCTCATCACCAAATATGCATCCAAACTCTTTGAACCACACAGGGTGAAGTTTATAGATTGACTGCCATGTTGTTATGATAACACGTTTATCTGTCTCTTTGTCTTTACCACTGTAGATCTTATGGCAGTTTTCTTCTACATTAAAACCATAGGCTTCAAAGTCAGCCCACATCTGTTCTACCAAAGATGTAGTTGGAACAATTAATAATATTTTCTTATCGTGGTTCTCCATGTACCATCTCATCAACATATAAATGATGAGTGATTTACCAGAACCCGTGGGTGATATTAGAATAGATCTTTTGAATTTGATTGCATGACACATGGCATCATACTGATAGTCACGAGGTGCAAATGGTAATCCGAGTGTGCCTACCCAACTCAGTGTCTTCATATGATTAAGTTTGTTTATCTCATACGGTACACCATATGGGCCGTCTTCTACTTTAATACCGTAACCACGTTCCATGCAGAACTTTTTGATTGCCCAGTATAATCCAACGTTGATCTCACCATTGGTTCGATTCAACATTCGGATCTTACCGTCCCATGCTCTGCGTTTAACAGCAGGCATGAACTTAGCTCCTGGCACTTCAAAAGTAAAGTAGTCACTCAACTCCTGAACTACCGAAGTCTCAGCATCGACCAATTGAAGCATCGCATGGTCTTTCATCTTTAAGGTTATTTGTTGCAATTAGAATCCTGCTTCAAACTGTTTATAACGAATCATGTTACCAATGGTTTGATGCCTCCAGTTGAGGTTGGTAACTATCTCTCTTAGTGTATCTATAAGTGTCTTAAGATACTCGATTTTAGCTTCACTTGTCACCAACTCGGGGTCGGCTTCAATGTAGTGTTCCATTTCTCCTTTCAATATTTTCAATCCATTGAATGGATCAGGATCCCATCCTAATTCTACAATTTCATCCTGTGACATCTTCCCTTGATACCATAACCATTTTAGCTTCATCAATTCTTTCTGTTTGAATTCGGCATCTTTCAGTCTGAGTTTTGTCCGAGAATGTAACGCAAGATACTTCGCATGAAGTTCAGGTGTTACTCGGGAAGATTCGTCTAAGGTGTTTGGGTCAATGCGACAGTCTTTCTGCCATTCTTCTAGCACTTGTTCTAAATTCATTATGTAATTCCATCAGTTGTCTTACCATTATATCATAAAAATTCAAAGTAATCAAATCTAAATGTCATTGGACATGTTATAAAAGTATCTTCATTGGTTGACGCAAACGATACATCTCCGAGTGTAATCGGAAAGGCATTTACGTATTGAAATTCACGATTTGCATTGTTAGAATTAGTGAGTACTTGTATTCTAATATCACAATAGTCTGATAACGTCTGATCTCCATTGCCGTATAAAACACCACTGTTCAGTTTGTGTTTTGTCTCCACCATTCTTTCCATCCAATTATATATCTCTCCGTAAACGTTCATGTTTTCGTCAAGTAATACATCAATGGTGACAGCTCCAAATTCAATGGCATCACCGATAAAGGGCACAGAACCCATTCGTTTATAACCAATTTCAGTGGCGTTAATTTCCATGCTGGGGTGTGTCACAGACTGTGACATGAACGACAGGTAAGGAAGTTTCTCCTTCGATACGATGACTTTAAACCCAGTAGGTTGCAAGAAGTTTGTTTGACAGTAATCTTTCATACAGTTATTTATACATAAAAAAAAGCGCCCCGTAGGGCGCTTAAAACATTTTTATTGTTTTTCTTATACAGTTTTACGCGAGGATATTGTCAACGCGGAAGATTCTGTAGTATTGGTTAGAACGTGCCGTCCCCAGTCCTTCTTGCAATGTAGCATTGCCTTCAGAATAAGGATTACTTACCATACCATAACGAGTCTTGAACCCGATACGTGGTTGGAAGTCATTCTCGCCAACTGCACGTACCATCTGGAGAGGTACGTAAGGGCAATAGAAAACACCAGCGTCATAAGGATTGGTGCCTTTGTAACCAACAGTTACATAGTCAGCAATTGCATATGGATCGATGTAAACTTTAGTGCGACCATTGAGAACACCAGCAAAGGTGTTACCGGTGTCATCTACGTTCAAAGAAGTAGAAAGAGCAGGTGCATAGTCAAGCATACCAGAAGCAGTCAAAGCAGTTGCAACATCTGAAGAACAGATGATGAAGTTACCTTTACCACGACGAGTTTCTTTAGCAATGACGTTACATTCACGCTCTAATTGTACTAACAGACCCTTGAACTTTTCAACTGACCAACGACCATCAGCATCAGTAGCGAGGTCAAAGATACCAGCAGTCTGGATACCAGCCTGTCGTGAACCGATCTTAGCTTGTGAGTTAATCGTTCGGATAACTTCTCGGTTGATTTCAGCAAGAATTTCAGTAGACAAGATGTTAGCAAGTTCAGTTTCAGCGTCGAGACCGTGGATTGCTTTCAAGTCTTGTGCGAGTTCTAAGGTGTACTCAGCTTTCAGAGCACGAGTCTTAGCAACAACGCTAGTCTTGTCAATGGTGAATCCCATTTCGTGGAAAGAATTTCCACCAGGAGTTCCCAATGCTTCAGCCTTGTACGTATCCATAGCTACACCAACAACAGGTGCGTATACGCCACCAGAGTCTGCAATACTTGAGTCAGCATCAGTGTCGGTTGCGCCAACTAAACCAGAAGGACCACGACCGCCATTAAGACCGTAACCACCATTGCCGGTAGTATCTTCAACACTGTCACCAGAATACTGAGTTTGTGCTTCGTTGAACAAAGCTTCGGTACCTGCAGCACCAGCGCCAGCATGTGCGGTCTGATAAACAGCTCGCATTGCAAAGATCAAGCCCGTAGGACCAGTCATTGGCTGTACACCACATACGTCATATGCCATCAGGTTAGGCATTGCACGACGAACGAGTGCGATAAGTACGGGATTCCAGTTGTCAGCAGCACCAGTTGCATTGCCGGTGCCGGCACGACTACCTTCACCAGCAGCGTTGGCTGCAACTTCGTTCATCATGCCCTGTTCGCGCATGGCTTTTTCTTGGTTTTCCAATACCGCAGCAGTTACGCTACGACGATGAGAATCAGCAATCTTTCCTGAAGTCTCTTCGTTAAGTACTGGAGCCCATTTTTCTACTAATCGATCATACGATTCCATAGAGATACTCCTTATTTATTTGATTTTTTGATTGCAGAAAGGTACTGAGACATTGCAGAACTAACTTCTACACTATCGTCTGACCAATCGTCAGTGGCTTCTTCTGAGATTTCTTGTGCAACTTCTTTCTTAAAGTAAGACTCTTTAACAGTCTTAACTTTAGCAGAGAAAGAGGCTTCATCTTCGAAGTCTAAAGATTCTACCAGTGATTTTAACTTTTCAACTTCAGTAGCAGCCAATTCACCAGCATGTTCGCTGATAACTGCTTCACGTTGATAAGCTTCTAATTGTTGTGACATTTCAATTGCTGCACCAGTTTGTTCGTTAAGCTTCGCTTCAAGCTCTTGAACTGATTCAGCAAGTTCATCAACTAAGTCCACCTTGGATTCAGGAACATTGATATAAGATTCTACGAACAGGTCTTTCAACGAGTTCATGAAACCTTCTGCGATCTCAGTCCGAAGACCAGTTTCAACAGCAACCTTGTTTTCTTCCATCCATTGTTCAACTACGTAGTTGAGATATGAATCAACCTTTTCAACTAGATCAGAACGAGTAGCTTCAAGTTCTTCTTCCAGTCGTGATTGATACTCATCTTCTAATCGAATAACCTCTTCAGAGATTTTTGATTTGATAGCAGTTTCGAAAATTACAGCAGTTTTCGCTTTAAATTCATCGGACAAAGTGGCTTCATTTTCAACAAGAGCGGTGAGATCATCAGAGAAATCATAAGCAGCTTCCACTACTTCTTCTTCTTCGGTGATTTCTTCGACTTCTAATGCGTCCAAAAGATCAGCAAGATCTTCTTTCTTCATAGATGCCATAGCTTTGTATCCAGCATTAACCATAGCTGCTTTAGACTTTGCGCCGTTACCCTGAGGTGCTGGCTCGTCTTTACCGTCTTTATCGCCTTTGCGCTTAGGCGCTTTTTTGATAGACGCACTAGTACTAGCAACGGATGCTACACTTTGTGCTTCGGCATTCTTCATATCGTGACCTTCCTCGACTTGGTTGTCCTCATCGTGAAGTTCAACATTGTCTGCATTAGACATATTATGACTCCTTATTTGTTTGACTTGAGCAACGAGAGGAAATTTTTATACTCACGAACCTGCGTCTCATAAAGATGCTTTCTCGGAGCGACTTTAATTTCAGTCTCCATTTTTTCAATTACTTGAGCTTCTATAACGCCGTTATTCCAAACCCAATCTACGCCTTCCATTATGCCATTGACAAATGCTGCAGGTGCAGATGGATCTTGTACGATATCGACTGTATTTAAAATAAAATCGTCACGCACATAGTTAACGCCACTTCTAGTCTCAAGACTACCCATACCACGAGTTGACACTCCTAGTTGAACGCCACCTTCAAGTAGACCTTTTACAATCTGACCCATAGGAGTATCCAAAATTTGTGCCTTTCCAATCACATCATTACCATTCCATTCCAGTTTGGTAATGAGATGTGAAACTTTATCAAGATTGACAGTCGGACCTTCCGGATGATTTAACTCACCGACTGATCTCTTCTGTGCCACTTGTTCGGTAACGTACTTATCCACAGCACTTTCCATAATCTGCTTTGGATAAACACGACCGTTTCTATTCTTTTGTTCTGCTTGGGCAAATACACCTTCGATAGCAAACGATTTTGGTTTACCATCTTTTGCTTCTGTGATGACCGACTCAATAGCCTGATCGATGTATTCTGCCATTAATTTCATTTACATTTCCTTAGCAAATGTTGCACCCATCTTCTCGGCTTCTGCTTGAGAACGATAGGTATCTAATTTGTCACCGTCAATATAAACGGAGAACCCTTTCTTGTCTTTATGAATCATAACAGTATGCTTGTTGATCTTCTTGGAAAACACATGGTCTCCCACAGGCATCGATTTTGCTTCTCTTATGTTCTTAAAAGATTTCATAGTTTTATTTATACAATTTTAATCTTCAACTGGTTCTTCAGCTTTGTCATAAATTTGACCTGCAATTCGTGCTTTGGCTTGATCAAGAGTGTCTTGCAAACGATCACTTACCATGTCATTGAACTGTTTACCTGCTGTGGTAAAATCTTTCTTATCAATAGCATCAAGAAAATCGTTGATATCATTCTTTTCTAAATCAACATCATCACCAGTAACAGTACCCATATCGCCTACCGGACCTAAATCCACTTCATCAAATGTTTCAGTATCTACTTCACTCATATTTTATTTCCTTGGTGTAAAATTCCAACTATTAGGTATTTGTTTGATCATATGTACCATACCGTTTTGACGATCTTCCAAAACCTCTACTTTGCCCATTGCTTCAAAAAGCAATTCTTCATTGCCCCTTCTTTCCTTTGCCAGCAAAAGTTCTAAGGACTTAATCTTACTTTTCAATTGTAAAATTTCATCTTCTAATTTCATTTATATCCTTGCAATGTATTGCGTTTTATTTAGACTCTTCTTAAGTTTCAAACCAGTAGTGCCAGGATTCTGATGATCCGCTATCGCTTCGTTCCAAACGGCATCTGCTATAGATGCGATGTCTGCGTTAGATATAGTAACCGACTCGGGACTAATAGTAACCACATCAATCAAGTTTGATCGTGTTAATGATATAGTAACATTTGATTCCGGTATAACAGGATTACCACCTGTTTCTCGTGTGTATATATTACCTTCAATGGTTAAAACATAACCTGCGCCTGACGGCCAAGGTACAATTCTCCATCCATTTTCTAAGAAGAATGTAGCACCCAAGTCTCTGGTATCTGTAATAGGATCACCACCAACCACGCTGATAGCTTGAAGAGCAGCACTAGGATGAGGATATTCTGGCGAACCAAGTATCCATTCTTTCCATGCAGAGTATATGTCGATAGTTACATTTACTTCTGTAACACCTTCTGCAACATAAATTAAACGATTCCAAGCATCGAATGATACCTTCTGATTGGGATACCCGAGAACAGGATCCCAATTCCAGTTGTTACCGTATTGATGGTGAATAAATGCCATTACTGATTAAGTTCTTTCCACACAACGTTGAATGTTATATACGTTCGATCCGGTGCCGATG